AATTAATAATGTCTTGTTCTAAGACTTCTAAATCTGCTTTTGCTTCACTTTTTAGCGCAGTTCCATTAAGACTGGTACTGCCTTGAGGGCTAGCGATCTGGGCAAATTTTTCTCTTGCTTCGCCTAACATTAATTTACAGGTAGCCAAGGAATAATCGCGGATCCATTGACTGGCGAACTGATCTTGTAAAAGGTTGAAATCAGGTCTGTAATTATAAAGCCATAAAAGTACTTCTTCCTCACTTCTTGGACGTTGCATTAGAGTAAGTTTTTTAGTAGTTTTATTGAAAGTAAAGTTAATATCGCTTCCAAACATTTTTCCTACTTGTTTTTGATAACTAGCGAACGCATAATATGTTGCTAATCCACCCATGTTTGTAGCAGTTAATAAGTATGTGTTAGAATACGCTAGATTAAATGGTTCGAATAGTGTACCGCCCTGTCCCCCACCTGATCTTGATCCTATACTTCTTCTAAAGATTTGTCTTACATTAGTAACTTCTTGAGGTAGTGTATATTCATTAATATCCACCTGTATCATTAAAAATCCATAACTTTCTTCTGTAGCATTACTACTTCGTTGACGAAATTTCGCCAAAGCACGATCTATGGCTAGGTTATAATGACTTGGGTCTAATTCTACCTCAACCATGCCATCACCTAACATCAGTTTACAATAGTCAACTACTTTTTGGCGTTCTAATTCATTCTCAGTCATAACCATATTTAGCAATAAATAATAACTATGCCAAGACTTTCTTTATATCGTCCAGAAAAAAGCCACGATTTTCGTTTTTTAGATAAAGTAATAAACGAACAATTTCAGATAGGCGGTACAGATGTGTTTATTCACAAGTACGTAGGTCCTGTTAGTCCCCAAGCAGGCGAAAGCACACCTGCCCAACCTATTCAGAGTAATGAAATTCCTGAATTAGGAATACAAGATTTATTGTTTATGGAAAATAGAGACAGGCATTATGATCCTGATGTCTATGTGATAAGAGGGATATATACACTCCAGGATGTAGATTTTAATCTAAGTCAGTTTGGAATTTTTTTACAGAATGACAATGTTATGATTACATTTCATCTCCGTTCAAGTTTCGAAGCACTAGGTAGGAAAATAATGCCAGGGGATGTACTAGAATTACCGCATCAAAAAGATGAATATGCTTTAGATGACAATCTGGCTGCGCTAAAACGATTTTATGTAGTCAGTGATGTTACAAGACCTGCTACAGGTTATAGCCAAACCTGGTATCCACATCTAATAAGAGCCAAATGTCAGCCTCTGGTTGATAGACAAGAATTTAATGAAATTTTATCAAAAGATTCCGGAGCGGGAGATGGTAGCACACTTAAAGATCTAATGAGCGATTATACAAGAAGTTTAGAAATTAACAATCAAGTTATACTACAGGCAGAGGCTGATGTTGTGAAAAGTGGTTATGAAACACGGCATTTTTATATTGTCCCTAAAGACAATGATGGTTTAGCAAATACATTAGATGTTAGTCAAACTGACATAAATGTTTCTAGTACAAATACCAATGTAAGTGCGGTATTAGAAACTCCTAATAAAAATTATTATGTTGGATATCTTACTGGTGACGGTATTCCGCCTAATGGTAGTCCTTATGGATTTGGAGTAGGATTTCCATCTAATCCTACCTCAGGCGACTTTTTCCTACGAACAGATTATTTGCCTAATAGAATGTATAGATTTGACGGAACACATTGGATAAGATTTGAAGATAATGTTAGAATGACTATTAGTACATTAGGTGAAACTCAAACTAATGACCCAGGACTAGTAAGACAAAAACTTAAGGCAAGTTTTGTAAACAATAATAATACCGCAACCATAGCAGGTGAAGTTGTTCCGCAAAAACAAAGTTTGAGTAAGGCATTAAAACCAAAGGCGGACGTCTAAATGGATTATTTTTACGACGGGCAAATACGCAGATATCTGGCCCAGTTTATTAACATAATGAGTAACTTTGCCTACAAAGATGGCAAAGGTAATATTATTCAAGTGCCTGTTAGGTATGGCGACATGACCAGACAGGTAGCACAAATAATGAAAAAGAATAGTGAAAACGCTATTCCAAGTGTGCCTTTAATTGCTTGCTATATAAAGGATCTACAGTTTGATAGACCAAGAATGCAGGATCCTACTTTTATCAGTAAAATCAATATTAGAGAGCGAGATGTAGATCCTGATACAAACACCTACTTACACAACCAGGGAAGTAATTATACAGTAGAAAGAATAATGCCAAGTCCCTATCTGATTACATTAAACGCAGATATATGGACAACTAGTATGGATCAAAAACTACAGATATGGGAACAGATTGTAGTATTTTTTAATCCTAGTTTCGAAATACAGACTACAGACAATTATATAGATTGGACTAGTCTTAGTGTTCTCCATTTAGAATCACAGACTTGGAGTAGTAGGAGTATTCCTCAGGGCATAAATGAAGACATTGATATACTGACCATGACATTTACCGCCCCTGTATGGATTACACCACCTGCTAAGGTAAGAAAACTAGGGGTTATTACAAAAATTATTAGTAATATATTTGCTAATAGTGCTCAAGGAACTATTCTTAATGTCTATGGAAAAGAAGGTGCGGTGGATGTATTCGGAGATATTAGTCCAGACGAAGATGTTATAGTCACTCCAGGTAATTACGACCTATTAGTAATTAACGGTACAGCACGATTAATTCCTTATTCTGTGGCACAAAACGCAGATTTATTAGATCCTGGAAATTCTGTGTCCTGGCACAGGATATTAGATCAGTATCCTGGTAAGTTTAGAGCAGGACTTAGTCAATTAAGATTTAGCACTGAAGCGGGAAGTGAGATTATTTCATACATCAGTCTTAACCCATTAGATGATTATAGCATGGTTTTGAATATTGATCCAGATACTATACCTACTAATACTTTAATTAGCGGGCGAGGTACTGTTGATGCTATAGTAAATCCAGAAACTTATAATCCTACTACTTTATCTGCTGGAACTAGGTATCTAATATTGGAAGATCTAAATAGTTCTCCGGATTTCGGAAATGGTACGTATTCTGGTCCTATAGCATGGAAAAACGCTGATAATTCAGATCATCAAGCATTTGCCAATGATATTATAGAATGGACCGGAACAGCATGGTCTACAATTTTCAATAGTTCCACAGCAACTAGTGTAGTTTACATAACTAATGCCTATACAGGTACTCAATATCAATGGACCGGAACTAGTTGGCAAAAGAGTTACGAAGGATATTATACCAATAAACTGTGGCGTTTAATTTTGTGAACAAAATAATTTGTAGTGGTGGACTATTCTTAGCAGCAGAAACAAAAAAATTTTTATTTTTACTTAGGACCCAGGGGAAAACAGCAGGTCATTGGGGATTCGTAGGCGGCAAAAAAGATCCTAGTGATAATACTCCCGTTGATACACTGAATAGAGAAATAGAAGAGGAAATAGGACTGACTCAGTCTATTAAAAAATACATCCCTTTAGAATTTTTTATTAGTAACGATCAACAATTTCAATACAGTACCTACGTACTATTAGTTGACAAAGAATTTATTCCAGTTCTAAATGACGAACATTCTGGTTATGCTTGGTGTGCATATGACAAATGGCCAAAACCATTACATCAAGGAGCCAATAAGATTTTTAATAACAAAATTACTAGAGCGAAACTAGAACTTTTAATTTCTCTAATTTAACAAATCTGGGCCAAATGCCCAAGTTCCTAGATGCCTTAATTCTTGGCTAAGCACACTATCTATTTTAACAGTGTAGCCTGCGCTGGCGATTTTTTGACAAAGTAACATGTCTTCGCCTAAATGATCATTGCTTTCAGGACTCCATCCGAATTCAAACCAGGGTTTAGGAATCTTGCTAAAAATTTCTGTTTTCATTAACATACAGCCCATTCCTACTCCCTGTACTTCTACAAGATCATCATATATTTCAAATGGTAATGGATTTTCCCAGTCTCCTATGACTTGATAAGCAACTCCTTTTGCCGGCAATTGTCGTCTTATATAGTTACAGGCAACAATAGGTTCATTGTGTGCTAATAATTTTAATGCTATACCTGCAGGAAAAGTAATATCGCTATCTAACCATAAACAATATTCTGCTCCTAGATCTACAGCAGCAGTGGCTAACCTTTCACGTTGAGTAAGAAGTATTGTGCTAGCATCCATAAACACATGAGTGTCTAGATCGTTCATAGTATTCAGTTTTACCATTTCTGCTATACATAACGCATGAGCAGAATGTAATGTGTCTCTAACAGGAATTAGAACTGCTAGTTTTCCTTTTTTGCTTGACCAAGTTGTTGTTGAAAATACAGATTTCTTTTTCATGCGCCTGCTACATCTTTGCTAAGAGTTTCACCTTTTATTACAAGACCCTGAATCTGACTGATTAAATCTTGCGTTCTCTTAGCGCACATTATAAAATCATTAGGGCTTAATTTACAAGCAGTTTCCATTATATCATAGTCCATTTTACCGTTGGTGAGAATTTGTATAGCCCCGACTCTGGATAAATGTTCTATAAAGGCATCTTTTGCTTCATCTTCAGTTTGACGTAAAAGATCTTTACAATCTTGTTCTTCAAGTTCGTCTAACAATTCAAGAAGGTTTTCTAGTTCAGTTTGTTCGCTAACTGATAGAGCAGTTTTTGTTTTTAAAGTGTTAATTCTGTCAAAAAACCGTAACAATGATTTTTTATTTGTTGTTCGATCCCACCAAATTATTGTGTCCAATTCCCATTTACTAGGCGATAAATCTGTATTGTGTACTATTTTAGCAATTTGATCGAATTTCATGTGTTACCTATCAAGAGTATGGTCCAGTCTTTCCGCCAAAAGTTAGAGATAAACTAATTTGTGTACCTGTAGATTGATTGATACCATAAGTAGGCCTTGAACCTAAAACAGCACTAAGTTTAATATTTTGACCACCACTAGGCGCATCTCCTGCAGATCCACCGGCATTATTGGTAAACACTCTGTTTACCTGACCGAAAGAAATCTGCTGACCTGTGCCTGGTAAAGTAGCCATATTATAGTCCAATGGCTCCGTTATTTATAGGCCAGAAGTAGAAAGGATTTAAAATGTGAATTTTAGCCATAGAGGTTTATCTAGTACGTTATATTTAGTAAACCCTATTGCTTAGTTTAAATCAAAAGAATAAGAAGAACTCACCGCGTGGTATGAATAATCCTGGTACGTTTGTAAATATCCAACCGCTATTACCTCCTTCGTCGGTACTAGCATCGCCTGCATACCATCCTGGAGGAGCACCTCCAGATACAGCACTATTTTTTACACTCAGATACTGTCTATTTACTAAACCAGTAGAGCCCGGTTTGGTAGCATTACCTTCTATATATGCTAAATTGCTTGCTACTCCACTAATTAAAAAACTAACAATTTTTGGAGTGTTGGTAAATTTAAATCCGCTAGGATTTACAGCATTAGAAATTTCATCAATAGTACCTTGGTTTGTAGCACTGGCGGTTACATTGAGATAACCTACTCTGCTAGGTGTTACAGTGAAAACTCCTGAATTAATAATTTGATAGAAGTTTTGATTCTGTCCAAATGTGAAATTTTTATCTGCTCCTGTACCTGTAAATGTTATTGATGATGTATGAGTATTAATCACCGCAGTGCCTGCTGAACTATCCCATCCTGTACCTGCACCAGTTCCATCTATAGTTATAGCACTGGTTCCTAAATTAGTCGTACCTTGTATACGTATTTGACTCTGTGCTCTTACAGCATAATTATTGGTATTCCATGTCATACCATTATCTATACGGATAGCCACAGTGTATACATTATTAGTAAATGAAAATATTCTACTAGTTACACCGTTGGTATTAGTGTACAGTGCTGGAATTTTGTTTGTAGTGTTACCTACATTTAAAGTGGTAGTTCTAGAACTACCGCCTATATACCAAATCGCGCTAGAAACTGAAGCAGTTTCAACATTATTTGTAAAAGAAATATCGCCGTTAATATATGCAGTTGCGTTAAAGGTGATAGTTCCGTCTAATACAAGTATATTTGCATTAAATTCTGTTAATATTGTAACGCCGCTGGCCAAGTTAAAATTAGGTCCTCCGCCTAGCGTATATGGATATGTTGCTGAACCATTTTGTACACTTGAACCAGTAACCTGAATATATCCAGTACCATTAAAAGTTAAAGTTCCTGCTGCAGTATTAAAAAAACTACCTACTACTAAATTGTTAGTATTGACCGACAAAGTTTTTGTATTTGTCTCATTGGCAGTGCTAAAAATATTTACTTTTAAATTGCCTGTAAGCAAATATAAATGTGTACTTCCCCCTAAACTTAAAGTATTAACATGTTTGGTCGAATAATCGGTTGAAAATTGTATTAAATTAGATCCTGTAAGAGTTAGAGTATCTATGAAATCTGCTTGTAATATCAGAGCGCCGTTATCAGTACCTTTCCAAGTAAATGATTTATTTGTTGACCAACTACTGAAAGTTCCAAAACTAGTAGATTGAACTTCTAAACTACGCCAAATATTAAATGTCGCAACTCCAGATTGTATATTGCCCCAAGTTGACGAATCGTTACTATTATTATTAGATAAAACTCGCCAATCTCTGTTAGATGCCAAAGTCACTGGGGAAGCAGATCCTGCGGCTATAACAACACAGGGACTATTTGCTCCTAAAGTCCCAGGATCAACCATTGTAGAAGCCGTTAGAACTACAAAAGTTCCGCCATCCGGTCCTTGACTACCTCCAGAAGTACAAACAAAATTAGTCGCACCTGCAAACATTAATACAGTGCCCGTACCACCATTTAGGTAAAACCTAGATGTAAGTTGATTCCAAGTTCTTGAAATAGAACCTGTACTTGTAACCACACCAGCACTGTTATTTCCTGTACAATTTACTGTGCCCTGGGTAAAGTTAACACCAGTAGTTCCTTGGTTATTTCCGTAAATACTTACACCGCTTAAATTAATTGTACCGTTGCTGGCATTAATGTTTAAGGTTGTAAAACCGCCGAATGTAAAGTTATAAGTAGAATTCGGTCCTGTTAAATTTAATGTTAGACTAGATGCATTATTATCAGTCCATGTATATGTTGCTCCGTTTCCGGCTAATGTAAAGTTATTAAAATAAACATTATTTACAGTATAACTTCCGTTGGCTGTAGTAGTAAGTGTACCTATTCGTTGACTGCCTGATACATTAATAGTTCTAGCATCTGAACTAGCTAGATTGAATGTGGCATTTTGTAAAGTGTTGGCGCTTAGGTCACCTGTCATACTACCATAAACAGTATAGGTTCTTGTCAGACTGGCATTACCGGAATTTGCGCCAAATTCTATGTTTCCAAATATCTGTCCGTCGTACCCAATATTAAGATACCATTTTACATTAGGCGCAGTATTTTCACTCCAGGTTGTTCCGAAGTTTACGGTAGAAGGTGCCCCTTCTATCTGAAACCATCCATTTCCGTTTTTCCCATCAGTGGTCATGTTGGTACTGGTAGCCATGGTAAATGAACCATATCCTCCTGCTTGATCGTTATTAAAAAAAGTTCTTCCGGCTAGTATTATACTTCGAGAGTTTGAATTACTGCCTGAAAAATTTCTAGCATACATATCACTATTCAACGTGAGGTTACCGCTGGTTAATGTTAGAGTTAGACTAACTACTACGTCTGATGATAGATAAGCACTACCTGTTCCATTTAATGTTAGGTTACTGGCCCTAACATAATTTAAGTTATGCGTAGTGGCAGCATTCCCTCCACATACAATAGTGCCGTTTGAATATGCTTCATTGAAATTGTAAACAGATCCAGTTCCTGTGAAATTAGAGTTAGTCACAAATAGGTAATTTAAATTCCAAAGACCTTGTACGAGACTGTTAATTGTACCTATTCTAGTTGTTCTATAATCCCAAGTTGAGTACGTTGATCCGTCATAGTTATGCGCTAAGATTATAGTAAGATTGGCCAGAGATGACGGTGCACCTTCGTCGTAGAAAAGATCTCTTACTAGAGTAATAGTAGAGAAACCTATAGTACGACCATTTTTTAATAGATAACTCCAAACATTACCGCTATTAAATGTAAAATTACCATCATGTATTATTTTTGGAGCATTTTGGTAATTAAGAGTACCTAAGGTACATGATCCAGTACCGGTAATATTAAATCCACCCTCTCCTGTATCATTCATGTCAGTGGTCATACCGGTGGTAGTTGTCATAGAGATTCCACCTGTTCCGGTTATGTTGATATAATTATAATCAAAATTAATTCGTCTTGTATTGGAATTACTAGAAATAAATCCATTCGTTTGGAAATTACAATAAAAACCTAAAGTTAATATTCCTTGCGTTAAAGTAAATCCCCAAACTTGGCTACAAATTAAGTCATTTATAAAATAACTTGCTTGAGTAGAGCCATTAATTGCTCCGTTAGCAACTACAGTGTTACATCTAACATAGCCAAATTCGTAATATGCTCCAGCACCGGTACAATTAATTGCTCCTGTCACATCAGAAGCGTTTGCTAAGATATAATTAGCACCAGTACCGCTTAGAGTCATTCCATTAGACTGAAATCCGTCAAATCTCCAATTAGCTCCTGCAACGTTAGAAGATACTGAGGCAACTTTAAATGGGAATGAATAGCCATATTCTCCTCCTGGATTTGCGGGCGCTCCTAGAATTACTGTTAAATTAAGCATACTTCCAGGAGAATTATCATATGTAACCCCATCATACATAACAGTCACTTGACTGTTAGTACCAGGACTCACTCCATCCTCAATTTTTAAAAAATAACAGGCATTTGCCGTTGTATTATTTAATACAGAATTTCTACGCATAATCACACGCATAGCATTAGCCTGTGCAATATTACCCCAGGTTGATGAGCCGGTTCCGTTTAATATAAATCCACCGTCTGCAGTCAAAGCATCTGAAGTAAGACCAGTTATAGTGGCCATGCTTAATATACCACTACCACCGAATGTGTCACCTGATTGATTTCCTGTTATTATCCAAGCCCAGTCAAATTCAATACGTCTAGTATTAGAATTACTACTGACAAAAGACCCTACTGCAACATCTGCGTCTAAATTTATAGTACCCTGTGTTAATGTAAGGTTGCTAGATATACGTACATCATTTATCCAACAGATACTTCCGTCACTGGGAGGAATACTAATGGTGATAGTGCTACCACGGATTGGTCCTATAAGATTAAAGTTTGTTCTTGAAGTTCCACCAGTGCAATTAAAAACAGAAGTGCCTAAACCAGTGCTATTATTTCTACAGTCATAGACATCCTCTAGAGAATGATTTAAATTTTGATTTAAATTAAACGTAGTCGCTCTAACCAACTCTAACCCATATTCTGCTCGACTTCCGGGATCATCATAGTTTGTTCCTCCTGAACCCACCGCACCACAAGTTATAGAACTAATTAAAACATCACTAGAGTAAGTTCTCCTCTCGCCTCCTACTGCGCCCATATGAATATTAAGACTGGCCTGAGTTCTATTACCTCCATTATCATTATAGGTATTCCAGTAAGCGATGGTACCATTTATGGTGGCTCCATTGCCAAAAACCCAGTGATGAGATGGGGAGGTAGATACAGTCACACTTCTAGGACTTATTGTTCCGTCCGAAATGTCTAGATTTATTGACCTTGCTCTTGAGGTGGGTCCGCTACTATATGAAATCGGATTTGTACTTACCTGCGGATTCCAATTAATTGTAGGCATATTAGGCCACTGGCTCCATGTTATAGCAGTATTAGCCCAAGCAAAAACTGAACCCCACACGTCTATAGTAGTGTCCATATTTAAAGTTCTAGCAGTTGTACCGGAAGCGCCTACTCTGTAACATTGAATTTGATGGGGACTATTAATATTCAATTGACCGCTAGACCATACCCATTCTGATGTTAGAGCCCAAGTACAAAATAAAGTACCAGTGAAAGTTGTTTGTCCTGTTTTAGCAAATATAACTCGATTAAATGCTATGCCGCCTCCGTGAAAAGTTACGTTGCTTGACCCTGTAAGGTTGAATCCTCCGCTTCCTGAAGGGCCTCTAATATTACCGCTGGCTCCGTCTAAAATACAATTTCCATTGATATTCAGAGTAAAGGCGGTGACTGTAGAGTTACAGTCTCCTATATAAGTGCTTATAGTAAGATCTCTACACGTTCCACTAAAGGTAAATATACCTCCACCGCTCCACTCATCTATAACACAATCTGTTGAAGAACCTACAGTTGCAGAATTTATTACATTTTTATTAGAATTTGTCCACCAATTACTTGCGGTTGAAAATAGTCCGCCGTTTCGGGTTCCGGAAGGTCCTCTCCAGTATAAAGGCATATTAGTATTGTGGAATAAGACTAGGTTCTAACAGTTGATCCGCAGATGGCGGAACAGGTGTATCTATTCTGTTAATATGAAACCAGGTTAATTTTTCAAGTTTATCCTGTATTTCAGAATCTGTTAGAGTATGGTCATCGGGTAATTTAAGACCGTCTAAAATTTTAAACCCTTTATACTCAAATTTAATAGTATAAATTTTCATACTGTTCTCCTATCAAGCAAAGCCAAATACCTTGGCTATACACTGCCATTTTTGAGCAGTTGAATTATATATAAATCCTAGATAATCTGTTCTACCTGCTGTGCTACTTGTGGGCAGAGACATATCATTAGATCCTTGAAATCCACCAGACGCTACACTAAATGCTAGGGTTTGTGCATTTGTAGAAGTCATACGTAGAATAAGTTTTTGTCCGTTAAATGGGGTACCGGTGGGCACAGCAAATGTAATTGTTCCTGCTGCAGCAGTACTAATTAAAATGGCTATATCAGTGGTATCTATGTTAAAAGTTACTGTGGCTGCTTCTGTATAACTTACTACCCTTGGTCTAATAGCAGTGCCATTACCGTAAATTGTTCCACCGACATGTAGGTTACCACCAATGCCTACACCACCTATGACCTGTAGAGCACCTGTTTGAGTACTTGTTGCCGCAGTGGTACCTGCTAGTGTTAATGTATTTTGAAAAAGTGGGCCTGAACTATTGGCTCCTCTACTGACTAAAATTTCTCCAGCAGCACCTGGTCCAAAGAAATTAGTTGTACCTGCTGCTGATTGATAAGGTATTTGTCCTATAGTACCTGCTGCCACGTTACTAGCCGTAGTTGCGTTGCCTGAAGGTAAACCGCTTAGTGCTTGCCAGGTTGGAAGTCCAGAACTCATTGCTAGCACATAGTTATTTTGACCGGTATTAAGAAAAGTTGTCTGTCCTGGGCTTTGTTGATATGCTATAGCACCTGCTGTACCGCCTGCTAAATTAGTAGCAGTTGTAGCAAAACTACTGGTAGTTGCACTGGTAGCAGCACCGACTGATCCTACAATTGTACCGCCTACATGAAGATTACCTTGTATACCAACTCCACCTGCTACTTGTAGAGCACCTGTAGTTGTAGATGTTGCCTGTGTGGTATTAGTAATTGTGTTAATACCTGCGATACTTTTACCGCCAAATACGTTAAGATTACCGCCAATGGCTACACCACCTCTTACCTGTAAAGCACCTGTTTGAGTATTTGTAGATGCTACGGTAGATGTTAGTGTAAGAGTATTTTGAAAGGTAGGTAATGAAGATCCAAATACCAATATATCACCAGCAGAACCTGCTCCTAAAAATGTAGTTTGACCAAATCCACTTTGAACTGGGATTTGCCCTGCTGCGCCACCGTTTAGGTTGGTAGCAGTATTAATACTACCAGTAATTGTTTGAGAAAATATAGATCCTGCGTATAGTGTGCCTGTTGCGTAAATGTCGCCTGCAACCTGTAAGAAAAAACTTCCTGTGCTGGTCTGCATGTTGACCAGTAAGTAGCCGTTATTATCTACTCTAACCTTTTCGCTACCGTTAATAGCGATAACTACAGGTCCTGTAGCAGGGTTAATTGTACTTGTAGTAATTGATCCTGCGGTATCTTGTAGATAGGATAACGAACGTGCTACTGTTGTCATAAATTATGCCTGGGCCTCTGACCATCTTAATAACACTGCTGCCTGAACTGTAGGATTTCCCGAGCCGCCGCTTATTCGAGCATTAATTGCTAGCACGTCAGGACCATTTGGGTATGCACCTACTCCGCCAAACGGACTATTTGTAAGTTCCTTAAGAGAACTTAAGTCTAAGTTAGCATCACCTACAGGGTTTGCCACAAACGCAAATACCTGTTCCCCAGGCAAGGCATAGGATGCTGAACTAAATGTAAAAGTATTTGCTACCTGAGCTAGGCTAGGTTGTCCGCCTTGAAAGTCTAAGTTTAATGACTGCCATGAGGCTGTAGTATAGTTTTTTGGATTTAGTACGCCTTCAATTACCACACTATTAGGAACGTTTCCACCACTTGATGGCCTAGCAAGACTTACACCGCATTGGCTTAATAATAATTGACTTCTATTTAAAAGATCTTTAATACCTAAATCGCCAATTGTACTGTTACTAACACTAGGAGCCAATCTAATCATAAACACAGTTTGCGTATTGACATTGAGGGTCCTATCTGTTACCTGATAATTAAAAATATAACCCCTGTCATTGTCAAATATACCATCGCATATTAGCGCACTACCCCAATGGCTAAGGGTAGGTTGAGCAAGACTGCTGACCTGTATAACTCCTGTATTAATAGGATGACTCGCGGCTGCACCTGCTGAGAATGTTTTATTAGTACCATTCTGGTAGTAACTTAATGTAGTCCCTCTTGTACAATTTTGAAGTTGGGTAGTTCCACCTTTGCCATTGTAAAAAATAAGTTCGTTATCTATATATACAGTTCCGCTGGTTGCGAAATAGGTATTATCAGCAATAGTCAAAGTAGTACCACCTGCTCCTGGGTCTACAGTTAACCAACTAAATGCACTTT